CTTACAGAAATCCAAATCCGGGACCGGTTGCTAGTGCGACTTGATTCCCTTATCGAAAAAATCCGTGGTCAATTGGAATCTCTCCTCGATGTCAGACAACCCGACGAACTCGAGGAAGCCCCGCGCCCCGGTCCTTGACGGGTTCCTTTCCGGGTTCCAAGCGCGCTTTCGGGGGGACCCCCTCGACTGGCTCGAGGCAAACGTAACGCTGCCGCATTCCGCCCGGGCGACGCTGTTTGACCGAGCGGTCACTCCCTGGCTGAACGAAATCATTCAGACGTTCACCGCGGGGGCGCATCGCCAGATTGCAATCCGCGCCCCGGTGGGCGGGGGGAAGACCACTCTTCTGGAGCTGCTTGTGGCTTACGTGGTGGCGGAGGCTCCGGGCGGGATGTTGTTGGTTGGGCAAAGTGATGACATGGCGAAAGATTTTGCCGAAACGCGGCTTTTACCCGTGCTGCAGGGGTGCAAAAAAACCGCGGCGCTGTTTCCGCGGGACCGGCACCAAAAAAGGAAGACGTCGATCCTTTTTCCGCACATGCCGCTTTTCATCGCGGGCGCTAATCTTAGCAGCCTCCAAGAAAAATCCATGCGGTACGTTTGGATGGACGAGCTGTGGCGCTGGCGCCCCGGCATGATCGGCGAGGCTCAACGGCGCACGCACGACCGCTGGAACTCGGTGGTAATCGGCGTGTCGCAGGGCTGGGACGACACGCACGAAGCCGAAGCGTTTTTTGAATCCGGCGAGCTGCGGTGCTGGGGGACCGTGTGCGCTGGCTGCGGCGTGTGGCATCGGTTGGTGTGGTCGAGCATCAAATGGGAGGACGCCACGCTCGAGGACGGCACGCCCGATTGGGAGCGGCTGGCATCCTCGGCGCGGCATGAATGCCCGGAGTGCGGGCACGTCACGCGCGACACGGCGCAGGAGCGGCGAGCTATGGCCACCGCGGGGCGTTACGAGCGCATGCCGAGCAACGGGCTTTCCGGGCGCGTGTCGTTTCACTACAGCGCCCTTGGCGTGTACTGGATCCCGTGGGGGACGCTTGTTGTCGAGTGGGTCAAAGCGCAGATTTTAAAAAAAGCCGGTGATTTGTCCGCGCTGCGCCAGTTTGTGCAGAAGCGATTAGCGGAAGTTTGGAAGCAGGAGAACGACGCGCCGCCGGTAGAGCTGCGCGGGGCAGATTACCTCAAAGCCGACTTAATCGACGGGCAGCGGATCGAGGGGGAAGTGCGCCGGTTTTTAACCATCGACCGGCAGCAGGATCACTGGTGGGTTTTGTGCCGCGCATGGCGCGCCGACGGATCGAGCCGGTTGGTTTGGGAGGGGAAAGTGCTGACTATTGAAAGCATCCGCGACACCCAGGAGCGTTTAAAGGTGGAGGACTTTTGCGTTTTTCAGGACGCCGGGTACAGCACCGGGAACGTTTACGATGAGTGTGGGCAGCACGGATGGAACGCGATGATGGGCCGCGGAGATGACTTTTTTTGGATCGGCACCGGGCGCCGGCGGCATCAACGGGCGTTTTCGGAACCGCGGCCAGTGCGGTCGCCGCGCGGGCACACGTGCAAACTTATTAACTGGGCGAATGAACCCATAAAAGACCAGCTTGTCCGGCTGCGCGCGCAAGGGGCGCCCCTGTGGGAACACCCGCGGGACGTGTCTACCGACTGGACGGCGCACATGAACAGCGAGGTGAAGCGGGACACCGTGGACCGAGTGACGAAGCAGGTAAAACAGCGCTACGTGCTGGTGAAGCGGCACAACCATTTGTGGGACTGCGAGGCAATGCAGCTTGTCGCTGCGGCGTATTTCCGCATCCTCGGCCAGATTGACAACCGGGACGAGTGATTGACATGCCGCGGTTTACGTGGACGCCGCAACTTCCGTAATTCTCAACGTTTTTTTGCAACAGGACGTGGCGTTTTTGCGAAACCTGCGGGATTCAACTTTTGACGCGGTAAGCGCGGGCGAGGGCACGCTAATTTCCAGCACGGTCAACGGGTCCAGCTTTTCGTTTTCCGCGCCGGGGATGCTGTCGAAGCTCCAGATTTTAGCGATGGCGCAGCTCGCCCTTGACCACAAAGCGCGCGGCATCTGTCGGCCGGTGACCCGCACGCAGGCAATGTTCAACTGATATGGTCCGCAACTTTTTGCAACGCATCAAAGCCAGTCTCGGGTTTGCCACTGGCGGGCCTAACCAATTGCGGCTGGCAAACGGCGGGTACTGGGCGCAGAGGCCCCTGTTAGGCAACTACGCGCAGCCGCTCGACAAAAACATTGATGTCGGCGAATGGCGGACGATCGTCAACGCGTCTCAAAAACTGTTCTGGAATTTCGGGCCAGCGCAGGGGGCGCTTCAAGAAAAGTCGACTTACGTGGTGGGGCGTTCCTGGCTGCCGCGGTTTGAGGGTGAGGACAAAGAATGGGGGCGCGCCGCCACTGATTGGCTGGTGTCGCAATTCTATGGGGTGAGCCACGTTAACGGGATGGATTTCCAAACGGCGCTCTACCTCGACAGCTTAAGCGTAGACCGCGACGGGGACGTCTTTTGTTTGTACACCGAAGCGCGCGACGGGTACCCGCAGTTCCAGCAGATACCCTGGCACGCAATTGGCAGCCGCGACAACAAGCCAACGGTGGAGGCCGGGCCGTTTCGCGGCTATCGGCAGCACAACGGCGTAATCGTAAACGAGTACGGGCGCCCAATTGGGTTCCGCGTGTTGGGGCGCACGCCAGAGGAAGACCGGGACATCAGCGCACGCAACATGGATTTCCTCCGCGAACCGGTGGCACCGGACCAGACGCGAGGGCTGCCTGCGTTTACGAGCGCGATCCTCGACCTGCGCGACCTGATGACGATGCAGGACTACGTGCGCCAAGCCGCTAAACTAGCCGCGGCCATCGGGCTAATCGAGCACAACGAACTCGGCGTTGCAGATTTGTCGGACCCGGTGATGCAATTGCAGCGGCCAGGCCCGACGCAGCAGGGGCTGGTTGGGGAGGAAATCTTCGGGGGCACCGTGCGCTATTTCCGCGCCAACTCGGGCGCAAAGCTGGAACAACTAAAAAGCGAAGTCCCGAGCGAAGCGACAAACAGTTTGATGGAGAGGCTGCTGCGCAACGCGCTGCACGGCGCCGGGCTACCTTATGAATTTTTCTGGGACGCGTCAAAACTAGGCGGCGCCAGCGTCCGAGCGATGGTCGCAAAAGTAAACCGCACCGTGCAGGACCGACAGGACCTTTTGCGCCCCGCCGCGCGCCGGCGTGTCGGCTACGCGGTCAGTAAAGCGATCAAGCTGGGCATCCTGCCGCCGTACCGCGGAGCAGACCTTGGTGGAAGCCTCAAGTGGGGGTTCACCACGCCGCCGACGGTGACAGTCGACGCCGGGTACGCCAACGCAGACGCCCGCGAGGCGTACAAGCTCGGCATGCGCACGCTCACTGAGATTTTGGCCGAGGGCGGCCGCACGCTGACCGACCATTTGGACGAGCGCGAGCGCGAGGAAATTGAGATCCGCACCCGCATGGAGCGCAGCGGGCTGCCGGAGTCGGCGTTTCGCGTGATTCCCGGCGTGCAGCCCGCCCCAGTTCAAATCGATTCAGCATTATGAGGTTCCAACGCGTTTTCGAGCAGGTCTTTTTTCGCCCTTGGTTTATCACCGCCGAAGGGCACGCTGCGGTGGCGCGCGTTGTAAAAAATGCGATGGTGCGCGCTGACGGCATGCCCGGTGCGGAGATGTTTGCCAACCCGCGGGAAGAAATGGAAATCCTGCCGTCGGGGATCGCGAAAATCCACGTGTGCGGCGTGCTCGGCAAAGGGCTGTCGATGATCGAAAAAAGCTGCGGGAACAGCGACTACGAAGACATCGCTGACGAGATCGAAAGCGCGGTCGAAGAAGGCGCCCGCGGAATCTTTTTAGAGATTTCTTCCCCCGGCGGGACTGTTGTAGGCAACGCGGAAATCGCGGAGGCAGTGCAAGCGTGCCCGATCCCGGTCCTTGCGTTTTCCGACGACCTTGCGTGCAGCGCGGCGTACAACATCGCAGTTAGCGCCGACTGGGCTTTTGGCACGCCGTCGTCCACCTGGGGTAGCATCGGTACCATCATTCCGTGGATTGATCAATCGGCGATGTGGGCCGCCGAAGGCATGGACTGGCAGCCCATAACAAACGCCGAAGGAGACCTCAAAGCCGCTATGCACGGGCCGTCTCTGACGCCGGACCAGCGCGCTTCTCTCGAGCAGTACGTGCAGGACGCGTTTGAACAGTTCCGCGGAAACGTGTTGCGGCGCCGGTTGGTGAGCGCGGACGCAATGCGCGGGCAGGCGTTCCTCGCGCCGCGCGCGCTGGCCAACAACCTTATCGACAAAATCGCGTTGGAGGATGAGGCAATGGCGTTTTTGGAAAGCCAGCTTAGTTGACACCCCGAAAAGGGCATCATGATTGAAGGCCCGAAGACGATCACCGAGGCGCTGACGGCGCTCCGGTCTGCGCAGGAAGAAAATGTCCGCCTTGCCGCGGATTTGGCCGCAGCCACCGCGCTGCTAAACGAGCAGACCGGCCGCGCCGAAAACATCGACGCGCAACGCGTGGAGCTGCTGGACGCTGTGACAGCTCTTGAGGCCCGCAACGCCGAGTTGAACCAGGCTGCGCAGGCCGCCGAAATGCGCGTGACCGAAGCGATGGCAGCGATTGGCGTTCCGCCTGTAGCTGTCGCGTCCGAACCGGTGCAGCAGCGCACACAAAAGGACCTTTGGGCCGAATACAACGCGCTCCCGGTCGAAGCACGCAACGCGTTTTACCTCAAACACCGCGACACACTCCGCAACTAAAACCCAACTAATCCAACCACATGGCCACCAACACCATCGCCGGAGTTAACCTCGCGGCTATCGCTCAGGAATCACTTCCCTACGCCTCCAGCGTTTTTGCGCCCCTCGCGGCGTTTACGACAGATTTTTCTGCGGACATTGCTGCAAACGGCGCTTCCGTGACGACCCGCATCCCCACCCGCCCCACCGCGGTTGACCTGTCGAGCGGTTACACGCAGCAGGATACGGCCATGACGGCCAAAACTATCACGCTCAACCAGTTCCCGGGTTTTGTGTGGGGCTTTAACGACCTCGAACGGTCTAAGAGCGCAATCAACCTCAATGACTTGTTCATCCGCCCCGCGCTGGAAGCCGTTGGGCAGGCGGTGTTTGATTACATTTGGAACCTTGTTGTTGTTGGAAACTTTGCCACGTCGACAACGATCACTTCGGCAAACTTTGACCGTGACGACCTCGCGGACATTGCCGCCACGTTGACCGCCACTAAAAAGGCGCCTAAATCCGGCCGCAGTTTACTCGTTAACCCGACGTACTACGCGTCGCTGGTCAAAACGCTGAACAGCGCAGAAATCCCCGGGATCACGGCCCAAAAAACCGAGGGCGTTGTTCCTCGCGTTGCCGGGTTTGATGTGTATGAGACGGACCTTGCCGACGCGAACGCCGCAAACCTGCAGGGCTTCGCCGCCCACAAGTCTTCCCTGATTGTTGCGGCGCGCAGCGTCGACAGCACCGGGTTTGCCGAGTCCGGTGGTGAAATTGCCGACGTGGTTGTCCCCGGCCTCAACCTGCCGCTTCAGTGGAGGCGCTGGTACAATCAAGATGAGGGCGTCCTTAAGTACTCCCTCAGCGTTCTTTACGGGGCTTCCGCTGGCACCGACACCGGCGTCCGCATCGTCAGCGCCTAGTTGTTTGTTGATGTGTTTCACCGCCGAGGGCCTCAAATCCTCGGCGGTGTTTTTTTGATGCAGAACGCCGCGCGTGTCGTAAGTTTCGAACTGAAATGACGAAACTCGCAATCGTAACGCACCGGACGGGCCTGCGGCCTGATGTTGTTTTCCACGGCACGCCCGATGAAGCCGTGCGCTTTTACAAAGACTTTTCGACGCCCGGCGAAGTGTGTCTGTTTGTGTGCCGGAGCGCAGAGCGGACAAAAAAACTAAAAGCCGCAGAACCAGACGCAGAAGCAACGGCGCCCCGGGCGCGTAAACGAGTGCTCTGATGGGATTCCACGAAATCAACGCCCGCGCTGTTACTGACGCGATCGCCTACATGGGGCAGTCGTTTACGTTCCGCGGCACTGTGTACCGTGCGATCATCAACGAGTTGGAAACCGACCCGGACCTCGACATCGGCGGCAACCGGGCGAATTACGTGATGGCTGTCTACGTGCGCAAAACGGGGTTCCCGGCGCCAAGCGTTGGCGAGCTGGTAACGGTTAACGGCACCGCGCTACGCATCGCGACCATTCAGTCCGACGTGATTTCCTACACGCTCAACCTGGAGCACCCGACGCAATGACCGACCAGTTTTTAGTGACCGCAATTGGCGACGCGTTGGCTACCGAGTTTCCCGCGATGTACATCGGCCGACAGCACACGGCGGATGAAATGCAGTTGCCTGCGATACTGCTAAAAATTGAAGCTGAAAGCGTGCTTGGGAGCCCGTTGTACCGGGGGACGCTCGAGGTTGCGGTGGTTACCGCGAGCAGCGACACAACAACCGCGCAGCAGGCTACCTGGGCGCAGGAAGTGGACACGGTGGTTCGCGAGCTGGAAATTTCAACGGCCACGGTTGCGCTTTTTGGTGTGGTGGCAACCAACACGCAGCCGAGCGTCAACAATAATCAATTCGTGACAACGATGAACTACACCGTCGGCTTTGGGCCGCCGGCTTGACAACTCGCAAAAAACGTATGCCTGCAAACTTTGGAGTCAGCGACACTTTTAACGGCACCGCCCCCTCCGGTGGCTACATGCAGGAATCTTCCGAGGAGCAAAGTGTCGAGGTGGCGACAATCAAAAACGAAACCGGTGCAACCGTTGTCGCGCAACCAAAAGGCGTTGTGACTACGCGCGTCACAATTCGGAGCAAGGGGGACGTGTCGATCGGGGCTATGCCGAGCATCGGCGCTTTTTCTGGGTTCAAGGTGACGAGCGCAAAAATTTCCGAATCAAACGACGATTTCCGAACCGCAGAAATCACCGCGACTAAATACGAATAAACGGAGGACACTATGCCAAGCGCGAACGGTTTTGGAATTTCCGCAATTTCGGGGACGCTTATTGAGTCCGTCGAGATCTCTTACGAGTCCGAAGAAAAAATGCTGATGGACCGACTCGGTGAATTTAGCGAGGCGCGATTGATCGACACGACAACGACGTTCACGGTCCGCGGCGCGGGAGAAACGTCTGTAGCTATCGGCGGCACATCCGGCGCCCCAACTGGAGTAGATGGCAAGGTGGTTATTACCAGCGTCAAACGGACGCAAGTGAATGACGACTTTGAAAAATTCGAGTACTCCGGCACGGCGTACCCGAACGCGAACTAGCGCGCACCACGCCCGCGGCGGGCAGAGCCGAAGAAATTTGAAATGAAACTAGGACAAACTATTCAGTTTTTACGCGACAACGAAAACCCATTGCACTCTCGCAACACACGCACCGTCGCGGCCGCAGTGAGCTGCGGGTGCAAGCCCGCTGAAAAGGCGTACAGCTACACCGTCGAGGAAACAAAAAACGGGCTACAGCGCACCGTCACGTGGGTGATGGATGGCGACGCCAAAGCCGTTTTTGAGCCGGCGTTTGAACGCGAGGAACTGACTTTTTCCGAGGTCGCAAAACGTTTTGCAGACCGCGACTGGTGCGAGGCAAACGCCCATCACCCTATCGCGTACCTTCGCGCTTTTTCCGACAACTTGGCGCAGCTAACTGCGTTTGTGAAAGACCATAAACCAAGCGTGCTTATTCGTCGCGGAAACCGCGTGGCAACAATTGCGGCAGACGCAACCGATGAAATGAAAGCGAAGATCTTGGCAATGCTATGAGCACCGACGACGCATTTTTTGACGGGCCCGTAGATGTCGGAAATTTGAAGCTGCGACCGTTTTCGATAGGCAGTATGACTGCATGCCGGAAGCTTGGCTTGACGCTGTTCATGGGCGAGGGAGACAAACTTTCAGCCGAGGAAATGCAACGCCAGGTGGTGGCATTTGCTTGGGTCCAAAGCGCCCCGCTGGCGACCGTACAGCGCGCGCTGCGCGAGGGTAATGCAGACGAGTACACTGCGCGGTTTGAATTTGAGGTGATGCCGGGCGACCTCAAAGCGTTAGAGCGGGAAATCAATCGCATTTCCGAACTTGCGGCAGTGGCCGCGGTGGACACCGTCAGCCGGGAAACCGCCTCAGACCCGAACGAGCCGGGAAACTAATACCGCCCGGCTGGAGTGCATCGATGGTTTACGCTGTCGCATCCAACACCGGCTGGGCGGAGGATTTTATTTTGTGGACGCTGCCGCTTTCGCGCGCGTTGCAGTACTGGCACGCCTGGCTCTACTCGCAAGGCGTGTGGACCGTTGCAAAGCGCCCGCCGGCCGCCGCTGAGTTTAACGCCGTGCAAGCTCGAATTGCCGCGCTTGACGCCGAGGCTGAATTATGAGCGACACGGTGAGCTTTAAAATGGACACGCGCACAATGTGGCGCGCCATTGACGAGCATCACCGCACTTTTCGGCGGTCATATGAGCACCTGTTTATGGTCGCGGCGAAAGGTGTCGCGGCAAAAGCCGTCCGCCTGACTCCGCCGTTTAAGTGGCAGCGCAACAGTGGAAACACTGAATCAGACAGAAACGCCCGCCAACGAGGCATCAGCAGCGTCGAAGTGGGTATTTTGAAGCTGTTTACAACAGACGCTTCGGTTGCTGTCAAAAACGGTTTAGCGCAAAAACCGACAAAAACGAACATTCAAGCGAACTCCGCAATGTCGTTGATGGCGTCGTACCATCAAGAGAAACGCAACCCTTCGGGACGTGTTCCGAAGTCACACAAACCGACAAAAGTCGTGACGCGGCAGGCGTTGAAAAAATACCTGTCGACTACAAAAAAACGCGTGGGCTACTTAGCAAGCGGATGGGTCCAAGGCGCGCAAACTGTGCAGGCGTCCGTCCCGTCGTGGGTCAAAAAACATGCGGGGCCCGGAAGCGCGGTTTTGCAAGTCACAGCAACCCGCCTTTATTTTCGCATGACGAATGCCGTCGGGTTCCCGACTAAAGATATGTTGATGGCAAGCCGGATCCCTGTCGCCGTGCGGCTCCAAGCGGCGGCAATGTTGCGACAGATCGTTTTCAAAACTAAAAGAAAGGTGGTCCTATGAGCGCGACGGCAGTTCTTGATTTGAAAGTCGGCGGCTTCACTGCGGGGCTGGATGCCGTCAACAAAGGGTTGAAAGCAATCAGCTCAACGGCAGCGCAAACGGGCAGCCTGATGGGCTCGGCGCTGAGTAAAGGGGTCAGCGGCATTGCAGGGCTCGTTAAAGGGCTGTCTGTGGCAGGCGTTGGCGCGTTTGCTGGGCTCGGCGCGGGAATTTACGAAGCGATGAACCAGGGCGGCGAGCTGGTCGACCTGCAGGAACAGACGGGCGTGAGCATTGAGAAGCTAATGCAGTTGCGCGTGGCCTTTGAACAAGCCGGGCTTGGCGCCGAAGACGTGCAGCCGACAATTGCCAAACTGCAAAAAACCATTGTCGGGGCGCAGACTGGCAGCGAAGCCGCGCAAAAGGCTTTTGAGGCGCTAGGGCTGTCTGCAAATGATTTGGCGGAAACAACCGCAGACGAACAACTGCGGCTTGTCGGCGAGAGCATTGCCAGAATAGAAAACCCGGCGCTTAAGTCTGCGGTAGCGATGGAAGTGTTTGGCAAAAGCGGCGGGCGGATGCTGGCTTTTTTTGCAACTGGCGGGCTCGATGAGGCGGCTGCGGCTATTGGCCGGCAGAGCGAGTTGATGGCGAAGTACGCGGACACGTTCGACGCGATTACCGATTCTTTTGGCCTCTACCACACAAAGCTGCGCGGGTTTTTTGTCGGGATGGCCGCAGAACTGGCGCCGGTTTTGAAAATGGCGGCGGATTGGTTTAAGACTTTGGACATCACCGCGATTGGCGAAAGCGTCGGAAACGTAATTGCGTCCATCTACGGCATCATCGAAAAGGGCAATTTGAGCGAGCTGATCAGCACCGCGCTTAAGATTGGGTTTGGAGACGGGATCAACTTTTTTTGGGCCGGAGTAAAAGGCGTTGGAGCTGCAGTGGCGGAACTTTTCCGCGGGTCCTTTGGAGGCATCACAGACTATTTCAAAGGCTTTGGCACTGTGTTGTTGGCGGTTGGCAAACAGTTTGCCGCGTTGATTTTAGAAGGAATTGGGACAATGCTTGTCAAACTGCGCGATTTGCCGGTAATTGGAGAAAAATTAGTGCAAGCCGGTTCTGAATTGCAGACTTCTGCGTTTCGGATGAACGCAGCCGGCACTTTAGACATGGTCAAAGGTGCAGATGAAATGACCGCTGCGTTGCCAACGCTTGACCAAGCCGGGCAACGACTTGTCGCCAGTGGAAAAGCGTTTGCCGCGGAGTTTAAGCGCGCGGGTGGCACGCCGGTTATTGACCTCGCTGCGGAAAAGGAAAAGCTGCGCACGCTGATGGACGAAGGCCGCACCGAGGCCGAGCGAAAGCAGGCCGAACTGGGCGCGAAACCGCGCCAAGCGGAAGCCCCCGTTTTAGAGCGCGACATTTTGAGCGTCCTTGGCAAAAACGAGCCACCATCCCGCGCATCGCAAGTGTTTGGGATGTTCGGTAGCGTCGGCGGCGGCACCGTGCGTGGGAGCTTTCAGACTTTGGACCCAATGGTGGCGCAGCAAAAAACCTCAAACGCGCTGTTGAAACAAGTGGTCGAAAATACAAGCAAAGGCGCAACTTTAGCAAAACCGGCCTACCAAAATTGACCTATGGGGACGCTCATTTCCGAAGAAACAATTTACAACACGGAGGCGGCGACAAAGACGCTGCGGTTTACGTACCAGAGCCTTCAAAGCTTTGGAAATGAAGTGGATGGAATGGCGAATCAGACGTTTAAAATTTCAAACAACGTCTACGAGTACTCTGGCGAGCAGGTCTATTTCTGGAATAATTCGGGCGGCGGCCCCGGTGGCGGCGGAGGCACTGGCGAGACGCAACTTTCGGTCAGCGGCGCGGCCTCGGTGGACCCAATTGAAACCCACCCAATGTTTAACGAGATCCCCGGCGGCAACGACGCGTGGGACGCGTGGAACCGTTGGAAGGCAAACCCGCAAGACCCAAAAAACAAAAACCTCACAGTGTCTGGGTTTACAGTTCTCAACGACGACCTTGGGTATTTTGACCCGTCAAAATATGACCTAACTACGGATTATGGAAAGCTTTACAGGTTGTATTCGCGCGGGATCAAAGAGTACTACGCGCCCAAAGTGGTGGTGCGTTTGACGCGGTTTGAAAACGCGGCGCCTCCGCTGGAGTTTATTGGTAAAATCAACGCGCCACCGATTGATCCGGGGGGAATGACAAACTACCTACTGAACAACGCTGAGGGCCGATACACGCCGTCAACAGGGCTTTGGGAAAACACATACGAGTGGATTGGCAGCCGCGTAGGGTGGGACACGGGGCTTTACGGAGGGACTTAACATGTTGCCTACAATTTCAGTTGGTGACCCCATCCGCGCGGTCC